GATTTCCTTGAATACGTTTTGGTTTAAATCTTATGTCTAAATAATTTTTAAGTGAGTGAAATACTTCCTTTGTAGGTTTAACTTGATTCCATAAACGATAACGTCCTTCAATATTTACAGATAATTCTTCTACATCTGGACGTACAATACAAATACTATTTACAAACTCATTGAACTTTTTATTCATATCATCTTCAGGTAACAATACATTTTGATATACAGATTGATTATCATTATTAATAGAAATAATCATTTTTTGATTTTTTTCTATTAAGTCATTTAACTTATTAATTTCTAATGTTTTTTGTGTAAGTATCATTTCTTGATTTTTATTTTTTTCTTTTAATTCCCTATTTTCATTAATCTATTAAAATTATCTATACTATAGGTTTTAGAATGTATAATGTCCTTTATATGTTTAGTTAATTTATCAATAGTAAAATTATTCGCATCATATGCTATTATTTCAGTTTTGTTTTTACCATTTACATCAAGCGTACGAATTTGCCTTTTAATTTTAGGATATGTTTTAATTAGATTTTCTATTTCTACTTTATTTTGAACTCTAAATGCTTCTACTAAAATAAAATTTGTGTATTTTTTACGGTGGTCATTTATTCTAGTTGCCAAATCATTTGTATGTCCGAATTTAATTAAATTTTCATTCGCTTCATTAGTATTATCAATTGTGCCAAAATATATACATTCTGTGTTTAATGGAAATTGAGATATAATTGCTTGTTCTACAGCTTTTTGTTTTTCTTTTTTAGTATTTTTAATTGTTATATCTTTTTCCAAAATAATATTTTCTTTTTGCTCTATTTGGAGTCTTAATTCATCTGTTTCTTCTTCCACAATTTGATGTAAAACATCTTCCATTTTCATATAATATTCATGAATTTCACAAGCCTTTTTAGTTTGAGCCTTTAAACATAGCGATTTAAAACATTTTATTGTTAAAAATATTTTTTTTATATTTTGTCCTCCATTTTGTTTTATAGTTTCTTCTTTTCCATTAAAAACCGCTTTCCCTATTGGGAAAGCGGTTTTATAATCTATATCTAATTTAAAATGTTTTTCTAATAATGCTATTGCTTTTACCTTTTGATTAAAACCTAACCATTTCCATATATCATCTAAATCTACTACAAAATCAATATTTTTATCATAATTTAAATAACAATAAAAACTACTTACAAATAATTGTTGTTCAAAACCAGTAAAATTCTCTTTGATTTTATTAATTAATTTATTATTATATACTTTTGACAGTTTAACGATTGGATTTTTTTCTATGAGTTCTACGATGTTTAGTTCTTGCATCTTATTATATACTTATAATAAGATACTATTTAAGTTGTTTAATCCGCTTATATTTTTGAAAGCGGTTTTTATAAAAGCGGATTTACCATTTTGTTTTTTTAACATTAATTTTTGGTCCTCCACCACGTTTTTTAATTGAATTTGGGTCATATTTTTCTTCTTCATCATCATCTGTAATTCCTTTAGATAATTCCCAGAATTCTTTTGAACCTAGTTTGAAATCGTTATGGCTATCTGCTTTATACCAAAAAACCTGGTCTTGTAGTTTATTTGATTTTGAATTATTATTTATCACCAAACATTCATAATTTTCAGTACATTGGTCCATTACTTGACAAAATGATTCAAATGTGGGAAACATACCAGCATAATTTTCATAAATTCTTTTTCTGTTCGCAATATAATTCTCTCTTAAAATAAAAACAAAGTCTATATTTGTTCTTAGTGTTGGTGGAATACCTAATGGATATTGCATTGTTATGACTAACATTATCTTCCAATGTCTCCCGTTCATAAATAAAAGGCGCATTAATTTATCTCGAGACCATGTCGCATCATATAGGCAATCATCTAAAATTACAAATGCTCTTGGGTCTATTGTACTCTTTTTATATGTTTCCATTTCCTTTTTAATCTGTTTTAAAACTGTTCGTTGTCTTTTTAAAACATTCTCTATAATTGCTGTATTGTACTCATTATGGATAAATAATTTTGGAACCATTTTGGTATAGAAACCATTGCCTTCTTCTGTGCCTGAAATTACTGTTCCTATTGGAATATCTTGATGGTAATAGAGCAGGTCGCGAACAAGAAATGATTTTCCTGTATCGCGTTTTCCCAATAGCACCACAACTGGACCTTTATTTTCGTTAGGCTTAAAGCTAATAGATTTCATATCAAATTTTTTCAATTCAAGCGACATATATTATATTAACCTTTTTTATAAAAAAAGAATACGCAAATTTAGTATTTAAAAATATATTTAATAACAATAAATAAGTTTAAATAATAGGGAATTTATATATTAAATAGCTATTAATGGTTGAGCTAAACTATCAAAAAAGGAAAAATGTAGAACTTTTCAAAAGTTTAGAAGATTCTGAAAGTCTATTTCTCTCTAAAACTCAAAATTACATTCCAATTTATAAAAGATTTTTCTCATTGAATGATACAAATTGGAATAGTATTAACCTAAATCATAAATGGTATATTTCAGGTATTAAGGAAAGCGACGAAGAAAACAGTAATCTTTTTAAATGTAGAATTAAAAATATAAATACACAAAAAACTAAAGATAAAGATGTATTTTTTAAATTAGCGCCTCTTTTAGACCCATACAAATACTTAATTGGAAAATATGATATTACAAATAAAGATTTATTTAAGCTACCAGATATAAATTCTGATGAAACAACTGTTAATCCTAAATTTGTAGACCCTAATAATTCAGCATATGTAGATGGTTTTTTTATATACTTAACTAGTAGCCTAAATCAAACACACAATTTTTTACATGGTCTAGATTATTATGGTTCATTTCTTGCTATTAAAAATAATTATAAGTTAAATGTTTTTGATGACTTAGAATACTTAACAAATTCTGATTTTTTTAATAAAAATAAAAATATTATGACCACATTTTTCCAGATGAAAATAAAAAGAAAAAACCTATTAAAATAGAATATAATTTAAGCGCAAAATCTAATTTATCTATAAAATCATTTGATGATGAAATTTTTGAAGAAATTTTTGAAAACACTGATTTAAATGCTGAAAATCTAAAAGAATTAGATAATAATGAGTTAATTGATATGTCTAACTTAAATATTCTTGAAAATAATTCCAAAACAGCAACTATTAAAAGCAGTTCTACATGTTCTTCTAGAAGCTCATACACATCATCAGAAAATAGTGACAACAAGGATTATGATGAATCAAATAACCCAGAAAATATTGGAGAAGATGAAGAATGGGAAGATATTGGTTCTGACGAAGGAACTGATACTGATACTGATATTGAAGAAAAAATTGAGGCTACAATCCCACAATTTCCCGTTCATATGATTGGTATGGAATATTGTGAAAGTACATTTGATGACCTTATTTTATCAGATGAATTAAAAGATGAAAAAGAATGGTTATCCGCACTTATGCAAATTATTATGATACTAATTACTTATCAAAAAACATTTGCATTTACTCATAACGACCTTCATACAAACAATGTAATGTATAATGCTACAGACAAAAAATACTTATATTATTGTTATAAAAAAAAATATTATAAAGTTCCAACATATGGCAGATTATTTAAGATAATAGATTTTGGAAGAAGTATTTATAAATATAACGGCAAATTATTTTGTAGTGATAGTTTTCAAACTGGAGGCGACGCAGCAACTCAGTATAATACTGAACCATATTTTAATGATAAAAAACCTAGATTAGAACCAAATTACAGTTTTGATTTATGTAGGTTAGCCTGTTCTATATTTGATTATTTAATTTATGATATAAGTGAAATTAAAAATCTAGAAGATTGTGACACTGTAAAAAAATTAATTGTTGAATGGTGCTTAGATGATAAAGATGTTAATTTATTATACAAAAATAATGGGGTTGATAGATATCCTGATTTTAAATTATATAAAATGATTGCTAGATGCGTACATAGACATACTCCTCAAGCTCAACTAGAGAGACCTGAATTCAAATCATTTGAATATAATAAAAAAGAAATTCCTCCAGAAGTAATTGATATTGATTCATTACCAGTTTATATTTAATACTAATTCAATTCTTTTATATATTTAATTATTTTCTGTTTGAATAATTAAATAATTTATGTGTTTTTATCTATAGTTACTTCCTTAGCTATTTTTTTTACTATTTTGTCTGCCTTTTCTGCGTCATTATCACCTGAACCTCCCATTGCTTCAACTACGATATGATTATACTGGTCACTCTTTTTGGAATCACTATAAATACAATCTGGATATTTTGCTCTCCATTCAGGTAAAGTACAAATATTCTTATGAGAAATGTATTTGATAGCCTTTTTAATTTTCTTATTATCAGGGTCTTCCTTTTCCCATACATTAGCGTCTTTAACATACAAGGATTCCCTCTTTGGGTCGCTACAGTGGACTGGCCTCATATTTTCTTCTAAC